CACGAGTAAGATTCGCGATATCTCTCATGCGATATCCTGGATCAGACATTGCAATCAAGTTTTCTAAGGCTTTTGGATCTCCACCAAGAGCTGCATTACGCAGCTCATAGATGTTAGAGAATAAGTCCTTAGCTTCTTCGTCATTGGTACAAACGAATTGTTTAGTAGTACCTTCGACATTCAACGTAACTGTAAGCCCGCTACGTAGGGCAAATACTCTAGGCATAGTGTTTTAGTTTAGAGTTAAATTCAATTAAGTTTAAATAGTTTTTCACTTTCTCGTGCATTTCATTACCAGATCTAAATCCAGCAGCAGGTACAAATTCAAGCATTGAGTACGTCTCGTTATAACGTTTGATTTCCTCAATCACTTCTGCGATTCTATACTGCTTACCTTTATACGTAAGGTACTGATTATCAGTATCAACTTCAAATTTAAAAGCACGAATCACGGAGTTAGCGTTGGTAAAACGTGCATTAAATTTTTGTACTACTGGTTCTATTTCAGCATGGCTAGAATAAGCACGCACTTCAGAAGACATGGCAAGATTACGAGCAATTTTACTGTACATTCTATTACCAAATTCTTGGATGTGGATAGCTTTCTTATCATTCTCAAAGAGCTTCATACGGGCTTTAGAGATCTTGATAAACCTGTAGTCTTTAAGACTGCGTACATATCCTGTGGTATCTACTCGACGTGTGTAGCTCAGTAAGAATTTATACATCTCTTTAAGCTTATCGTCATCTTCACTAGCACCGTATACTACAGTTTTACCTTCTTCCAAAATCTTACGTACAGTACCCTCTGACATTCCAAATCCAACGCAATCGTTATCTCCAAACAGTTCTTTGTAAGGAATTACTTCCTTACTACGTACTTTACCAGTAGATCTGTTTCCTTCACGATATTCTTCTATCCAATCTTCCGGAATTTCTAAATCATCATAGCTTTCTGAATGTTGATTCAGGATTTTAACCATGTGTTTGAAATACTCGTTAGATGTTGCTTCAAGTTCCGATAGCGGAAGTGTGCTATTCATGCTTTTGAAGTCGTAAATCCACTCAGAATTCAGCTTAATAACGATAACACCATCTGGATATGTTTCACGTATATAAGCGTCCTTCATGCTGTTCATACGATCACGAAGTCTCAGTATTTTGAGATTACGGACTTTGTTCAAAAGCCAGTGGTCCTTCAACAAGCTTTCTCTAAAGATCAGTCTTGTAACGTTTTGAGCTCTGAGAGTCCTACTTAGACTTTTATCTACTCCAACGCTCTTATGTACATAACAGAAGAAGAATGGATCTGATGGAATTTTCTGATTTTCAAGTGGTACATATGTAGCAGAAGACTTACCTACAATCTTAGCAGATTCTAGAATACAATCATCTTCTATACGTAACATGTTATCGTTGAGCCTTACTTTAAGGTAAGCTTCAAGATTTGATGTACGATTTCGGATAATCTTAAGGTCTTCTAATTCATGCTTTACAAGTTCTATCTTCTTGAAGATGGCATCAACGGTTTTACGATTGTATTCTATGGACTCACGGTTCATAGTAACGCTGATCTCACCTACTTCAAATAGCAATGCAAAGTTTGCACGTTGGTCCCAAGAGTATTCAAAATCTGGGTGTTTCAATGCAGAAAAATCTATCGGATACCCTACAGTACCTACACATATTTCAAGCTGGTTATTCTCCGTACCCCCTGTACGGCTAATCCAATGCTTTCCTTTGAAAATCTTATACTCGTTAGATAAATTTTGATTAGGAATGTTGTAGGTGATGTTGTCGAAGTATCTTAATTGCTTGCGGACTGCATCTATAAAATAGCCGTAGTCCATAAGGTTAGCAATAGGTATAATAACCTGTGTACCGTTTGCTGAATCTGTGCTAGACTCAGAAAGCAATGTAATGACCGGTACTTTCTCTCCTCTATGCACTACATACAGATATTCTATACCGTCTACACGGGTAAGAACTTGAAAACTGTCTGCATATGCTAATGGAGATTTGGCGCCAATTCCAAACCCACCTATCTGATCGTTAGTATCACGCTTGCTAGATGCAAAATACTTAGAGTAGATAGATTTAATTCTATCTGGTGATAAGCCTGGTCCGAAATCTTGGAAGATAATTTTACCTTCATCGAATGGATTGGGCTGCACCATAGTAAGACGTACATCTTCTTTCTGACCTACCTCACGGTGAGCATCAAAACAGTTTGATGTAATCTCTCGTACTATACTACCGAACTTGTCTGAGTATAGCGAATCAGAGAACCCACGGAACAAGATACCAAGACTTTCTTGGTCAATGCTGAATTCCGTTTCTTGTGCTTCTCCTAGTTGTTGTACTTCGTTGTCACTAAAGTTGTTGAATTTCATTCTAATACATTTTTGATAGGGTTGGCGCAGGGATTTCTATATCAAGATGGGTAGATGCCCACATGATTATTTGTTCAATATAGCCTGCAAATTCTTCTGTAGATAAACTGGATGTAGATACGGACGATGTGCCCAATACCTCACCCGTCTCAGGGTTGACGATGTCTTTACGGTTGAAGTTTTCCTTCAAGTAAAGATGTACGTCGTCTCGTGTAAGAGTAGCTGGAAGCTCTCCATCACGTAAATCATCTCGGACATATCCGAGTTCAGTAAGTCGTTCCTTAACCAAATACACGACCACTCCCCAGTAGTATCTGTTCTGGGGATTGCTTCGCTTCTTTAAGTTTTTAATGATTACCTCTACGTCTCGACCTTCCCACTTGGAGATCTCATCGATAAAGTAAACCGGTTCATTAGGGACTATCTTACCATTCTGAATGATTGCTGTGTAATTCACTGTACGCTGTGTTTTCTTTGATTACATCACGCGTATCCTCGTAAATTTTAAACACCAACTTGCGCTCTTCTTCTGTGTCTACAGGGTAGAACTCAGGAGCAGCAGCTGCAGTAACATACATGACATTGTCTTCCGGAAGAATTCCTTCTTGGACTAGAACATCTTGCATGCACTTGTTGTATATCCAGAGATTATCCAGGTCCCAGTTTCCTATTCCTATCATATCATGGAGTTCCAGTTTAATCTGGACGGGAAACGTAGTAACTGGTTCGAGTTTCTCTACAAACGGTATTAGAAAAGTTTTAATTTCTTGGACGACTTTAGCACGGATGTGCGGTGAGTCTGTTCCTTTATAGAAATCTTGCCCATTAATCTTTTTCAACCTCGGTGTTCCTACCGAACGTGGATTAGCGATAACGGGATTGCCCAATGGATCAACGAGTATGCCTTTAGGATTAAATTTGAATTTTGCATACTTCTTGGGTATCTTACTCTTTTTCGTATAGTATTTAGCTCGTCTCTTCTTGGATAAGGTTACGTGTTTAATGTACTCAGGTACGGTAATTTCTCTTAATAAATTCTGTTTCATATCACATTCCTTTTGAAGCCTTAATAAAAGCTTCTGCTATCAGTGTTGCATAACCCTTGCTGTTGGCTTGGATAAAATCTGTCCAATCTTTAGCACCATAGTCTATGGACCCAAACCTTCCGTTGGTTAGGAAGATAGGCTCTATGTTATGGAGCTTCCGAATCTTATTCGCCATCTTAATGCCTGCATAGTCAAAGTCGTAAAAAGTGAAGACTTTACCAAACCGGTTATTAAGATCATCGATAAGTGATTGTTCTGGATAGGCAGATTCGCTCTGTAGCGCTATTGCAGGGATACCAAACTCGTCTAAAGCCATTACATCTTTTAGACTCTTGGTTAATACAACGAACTTTCCAGTAGAATCAAGTTGTTTTAATCCCTGAACCACATTAGTGTTCGAGATAAAACGCATCTTTTTTCTATTTGGATAGTAGATCTTGTAGGTACTCTCACTGAATCTGTATGCATACGCAAGGTCATCATCTTTGTGATTGTACACTATCTTTTCATTCAACCATACCACCTCACAGGGAAACACATGATATTTCTCCAGTGTACTTTTTCCAATTCCGAACTGCGACCAGTAGTTTTTGTCTACCACAGACCAAGAACGTACTCTAATTTTAATCTTAGCAGGTTCTTGCTGTTCTTGTTTGATCTTCTCGTAATTGTATTCTACACGTTTGATTTTAGTTTCCCCATCTCTCAGATTAAAATCTTTGGCAATGATTTCTAGTGCTTCATTGTAAGTACATTGGTAGATGTACTGCACGATATTGAAAGCATTACCTGCGAAGTGTCCTGAAAAATCTCTAAAGTACAGGTCTCCACTTGGAGAGTACTTAAAGCCACACGTAGGAGTCATATCCTTGCGGAGTGGTGAACAAATTTTCTGATTAAACACAATGGGTACTCCTAAGTAGTACTCCATAATTTGTTCTTGAGATAGATGGTTTAAAATGAATTGCTTGGTAAGTGGCTCTTGTAGTTGGTACATAAGTTGTAATAATTAGGGGGAGCATAAGTTACTCCCCCTTTTATTATTTACCAATTTGTTTCTTCATCTGTTGAAGCTGAAGGTGTTTCTTCAAATGGAGAATCCATATCTGATTCCTCAGTAGGCTCCATACGTTCTACACGTTCCCATTTAGAATCGATAGACAACTTGTTAGGCTGGTTCATCAATTGGATAAATGGTTTAATAGCACGCATTGGGAAGGTTAGATAGTCCTTCTTGTTCAAGATTACCTTGATACGGATTAGCTTACCTACATGAGCGTTTCCAAGAGCTCCAATCAGTGCTTCTGCAAATGCACCAAAACTGTCTGTCTTACCTACAGACTTAATCAATACCTCGCGAGGTACGAACGTTGTAAGAATATGGAAAATACGCTCAGACTGTGCTACATAGCGTGATTTTACATGTTCTTCTACGTCTTTTCTCCAAGCTACAGCGTTTGCACGCTCACGCTCTTCATCAATAGACCATTCTACGTGGCTAAACTTACCACCTGTTTGGTCTTCAAAGTTGAAACGTAAGACCATGTCTCCGGTTCCATCTGCTTTTGCTGGTTCGTATACTACGTTTACCAGTTTTACATTTTCATTAATCCCTGGTGCCATGATGTTAGCACCTGTCCCTGTGTTTGTACTGTCGTCAAAACCGTAACTCATTTTTCCTATTTTAAATTGATTGTAAAAATACTTAGTCGATGTAAATATTAGACCACTTAAAGTCCAATACCTGTCCACGTAAATGAAGGCAACGTGAACCTGCCTCTAGTTCGTCTGAAGCTTCGAATGAAATCTTCAACTCACCTTCTTCATTTCTGAAAACATACCCAATAGCATCTGAATCCGCCATTACAAGGTTCTTCAGTTTACCGGATAGATCAAGCGATGAAGTGTTTACTTCTACGTTATCACTACCAATGAGTGTTTTCTTTCTATGACCGATTAGAATAACCTGGTCAGTCAATGATTTCAATCGAGTGATCATAACCATTACCTTGTCTCTTACTTGAGCATATCCACCACCGTAGGGAATATCACCAATCTGCTTGACTTTATTCTCTGCACAGATAGCATGCTCAATCCAGAAGACCAAGTTATCTAGAGTGTCCAATGCAATGTACTTGTACTTATGGTCTGAATCACGTATTGCTTTGAGCACTTCTATGAATTCTTTCAAGTTGTTTGCTTGAACCTTCATGGCACTGAGAAAATCAGTACCTTTTTCTGTATCGATAATCAGACAGTTGTCTAACTCCGATAGAGTGGTTGTTTTACCAACCTTGCTCTGACCGAATATGGTCAAGAGCTTAGGGTTCTGCCTCACTGGGGCAGATTTTTTCGTAGGTAATTCCATACGCAAAGTTTAATGGTTATTAATTATCCGAATCCGTATTTACCTGGCTTCTCGTACTCCCAATCAATGAAAGTACCTTGGCTAAGTTGGTTACGTAGAAGTGTAAGACCCTGCTCACCCTTACGATTTTTGAGTATATGCAGGGCTACAAGATCTTGTGTAGGTATATCCTTCTTTCCATAGTACTCTAGGTGTAGTAAAGAAGGCTGGTGAATCACCGCGACACTATCAACTGCATGATACATTTGTTTAGAGCCGTGGATGTCAGTCTTTGTAGGGTAATGCAAAGACGGGTTAGTGGGGTCAAGACGTTTTTCGCTTTCTATCTTGTCATTAAGCTGACCTAATAAGATGTTCATAGAGTTGAATTCCTTACGAACCTTAATCATTAGTTTACCAAACTCTGCTAGAGCTTGCACTTCATTCTCACCTACCTCTGGCTGTATAAGCAAGGTGTGATCAAGTGTAATGATTAGTTGGTCGTCCGGAAACTTCTTATGAAACTTCTGAATGACATCGTAGATCTTGTACCTAGAAGTAGGTTCTTCTATGTAGTAGATCGGTTGTCCTTTCATCTCGTTAAGTGTGTTCTGAAAGAACTCATACTGTTGAGGTGTCAACTTCTTGTAGGCACCCAACAGTTCAGCATATGACATACCAGTTGCTGCACTTGCACGACGAATAACCTCATCAGCTGCACTCATCTCGAAGCCAAAGTGTAGTACTTTGAATGGCTTACGATACTCAGAGTTCAGCTCTGGGTTAAAGAAGTCTTGGATAAGCATGTTCAGGAAGAATGATTTACCGTGCCCGGAAGCACCAGCAATCAAGTAGTTGTTACCAAAACGTAGACCACCCATCATAAGGTGATTAAACCCTTTCCATCGAGTCTTTAAGACGCTAGGTTCATCAGACATTCCTTCTTTAACAAGGATGTCTGCTTCTTCTAATACTTTGTCTAAAGGTTTGGGAAAGGGAACACCGCTAATAGATTGTCTCCCCTGGTAACTCATTGTTTCCTGCTTCTTTTCTTACTTCCATTTCTTCTTGTATGGCTTCCCACTGCTTAGAGTCGAACCACTTCCTAATGCCCATGTTAACGAGCTTATTCTGTACGGCATACTCCAACGCTTGTATGATGTCTTTGTGTTTGTCTACACGCATACCAATTTCTTTGGCGTAATCCTCAAAGAACTTGTCTTTGTCGGTGTTGCGAGCAGCAAAACGTTTACCATCAATGTAGAGCATTCGAGGATACATATCCCAGAATTCTCTAGCGGGTGCTTCTTCATCATCGAAGTATAAACCCTCAAGGAATTTATCCGTAACAATATACGAATCCATGAGGTATTCATCTCCTTTGTTTAGGTCTATTACTAAACCCTTATCCACAAGTGCATCGATTTCTTCAGGTTCAAAACCTTCACCTTCCACCACGTATTTATACAAAGGTGCATAGTCTTTTTTGTGCACGATTGTTAAGAACAGTAGTTGGTTGGCGTTGATTTGAAACTTACATAGTGTGTCGATAAACTTCTTGGTGTTGTCAATCATAAGGTAGGTAGGTATAAGAACGTTTGTATTGAGCTTCTTGATCTATATAGAGATCGTATAAGCATTGTTCTATTTCACTATCACTGTAATTTCCCTCTAGTTTCTCTCTTATTTCCTCATTTGTTTGCGAAAAGGTTATATCGCCCTTGACTAATAGGATTGTCAACTGTGTTTGCAGTTCCCTGTAAGCGGTCGACGATCTCTTGAATGCTGTTAACATGAACGATGTTTGTTGATTTCTTCTGACGTGCACGTAACCACCTCTCGTCTTGTGTCCCTTTGATGTAGATGTTGATAATCACTGCATGTTTACCTTCTTGGTGACGTATTGCTCGACCTGTTCTTTGTAGATCTTGTCGAGTAGATGACGTACCTGAGCTGATAATAGCAAGATCAATACCTCGTACATCAAATCCTTCATCCAAAGCTTTTGCTGTATGGATAACATTGACCGGACATTGCTCGTCATTAAACAAACGTAGGTTTGTACTCTTAACTTTTTTAGGCATCTTAGAGTGGTAGTCTACTGATGTGTTTTGCATTCTGTTTTTCAGCATCGTAGTAAACTCCACACCTTCAGAAAAAGTAATAGCTTTTTTATCACTGAATGTGTTAAGCAATTCTATTACTGCGTCAACTTTGGACGGAGCAAAGTACAAAAATTTCTTGCGCTTTGCCATGTTCCTGTTGAAGTTTAGAGCATAAACCATTACGTCTTGTGGGTCCTTTTTGTACAGTCTAGCATAGCTATTTCTGTACTCAGGATTAGACAAGCACGACATGGCGGCATTAAAATCGTGATTGAACTGAGCGAAGTTGAAGTGGAAATCCTTGTTCATCTTGTCGTAGGTTTTCTTATCCTCTTCGTTCATTTCAATTCCCAGGTTGAAGACTGTAAAGTCTGATACATACCCGTTAGCAAGTGCATCATCAATCGTTACAGTATCAATGACCGGAGCATAGGTGCGCAGTAGCGCGTCTCTATTGTCCTTCCTGTCAATGGTAGCTGTAAGACCAAGGATAAACTTGTACGTGGTTTGCTGAAACACTTTGATAAACTCTGTAGATGCATAGTTATGTATCTCATCCAACACAAGCAGGTCTGCCTGTCTTGGTGCTTTTACCGCAGTGTTGATTACCATCACTGTTACGTTCTTCAAACTGAAGTTCTGTATCTCCTGTGTCCACTGGGACTGGAGATATAATGTAGGTACTATCACAAGAGTAGTACGTTCTGGATGCTTTGCATTCATCTTCTGAATGGTAAGCAAGGCAACAAAAGTTTTACCGAAGCCGGTTACAGCTTCTAGTGTACCCTTAGCTTTGTTCTTGATCCACTTGTCTATTACTTGTTCTTGCCTTTTGAGCTTCTTCTGATTTATCTTCATAGATCAA